ATCCGGGCGAAACCCAAATTCGTATTGCCCCTTACATTCACAATAGAGAAAACCCTTTCATCGAATTGTATTTTCATTACAATATCGGTAAGCGTTCTATTCTTTCACCTGTATCATTTGGCCGTCCTGATCCAATCGTTGAATTTGCTGAGAAGTTGAAACAAACTGGCGATAAAGAAGACTGGGTAATGGGTAGAAAACTCGAACCAAAAATGAGAGTTTATGCACCTGTTATCATTCGTGGTCAAGAAAATGAAGGTGTTAAGTTTTGGGGATTTGGTAAACAAGTCTATGAAGAACTACTTGCTTTCTTTGTTGATCCCGATTACGGTGATTTGTCTGATCCTAAATCTGGTCGTGATATTGTTGTTACCGTTAAGTCACCAGAAGAAGCTGGTAAAACTTATGCAGAAACAACTATTCGTGTTAAACCAAAAGAAACCCCAATCACAGAATCTCAGGATGTTCTTGAAAAAATTAAGACACAACCACAGATTACTGAATTGTTTCCTGAACCATCGTATGATGATTTGAAAATTCAATTACAAACTTGGATGGGAACTTCATCACAAGAAGAACCTGCAGCTGATTTGAATTACAAACAAGAAAAGAGTGAGAAACCCACATCATCTGCTGATGATATTGGCGTTACATTTGATGACCTATTTTAATAAGGGTGAGTTATGGCAAAATCAAAAAGTGATTTATCCGATGAACTCGGTGGAGTCATTGCCGAAACTATAAACAAACAATTCAAAGCTCAAAACATTAAGACCGCTTACTTTCTTGAAGGTGATAGTGATGCACCTACGATAGTAAAAGAATGGGTAGGAACTGGCTCAACCATGTTGGACTTGGCCATTTCTAATCGTAAGTATGGTGGTTTTCCTGTTGGTCGTGTATCTGAAATAACAGGTCTCGAACAATCTGGTAAATCTCTATTGGCAGCCCATGCCCTTCTCAACACACAAAAGAAAGGTGGTCTTGCTGTTTATATTGATACCGAGAATGCTATTGCTACCGAGTATTTGAGTGCAATCGGTCTGAACTTAAAGGATATGTTATACATTCCATTGGAAACCGTAGAAGATATTTTTGAAACCGTTGATGTTATTATTGACAAAGTTCGTTCATCCGATAAAGACAGATTGGTAACTATTGTAGTTGATTCAATCGCCGGTGCATCAACTAAAACAGAAATGGCTGCAGATTTTGATAAAGACGGTTATGCTACGGCAAAGGCACTTATCATTTCAAAGGCAATGAGAAAGATTACAAATCTTATCGGTAGAGAAAGAATTTGTTTGATTATTACAAACCAACTTCGTCAGAAACTTAATGCTCCAGCATTCTCTGATCCTTGGACAACACCTGGTGGTAAAGGTATTCCTTTCCATGCATCTGTTCGTCTTCGTCTGTCTTCAATCGGTGCTATTAAGGCAAAGAAAGAAGGTCGTGATGAAATTGTTGGTTCGAGAGTTAAGGCAAAGTTAGTTAAAAATCGTTGTGGTCCACCGCTTCGTGAATGTGAATATGAAGTTTACTTTGATAGTGGAATTGATGATTACAGTAGTTGGCTTACTGTTATGAAAGAACACAACCTTGTATCTCAATCTGGTGCTTGGTATTCATGGACAGACAAGCGTTCTGGAGAAGTTATCAAATTTCAATCCAAAGAATTTGTTGAAAAGATTATGAGTAATTCTGAATTATACGATATAGTATATGATGAAATTGCTGATAAGGTGATTATGAAATACAAGAAATTGGATGAAGCCAGAATTGATGATGTAACACTTTCAAACGAACCATTACTACAAGATGAAGTATAGAAAATTATGGGGTAAAATTATTTTACCCCATACTTATAGCATATACATATTTTTTTTTTTGGAGTATTTAATATGGGTAAGTCAATAAAATTAAAGGATCTAGTGCAAGAAGGAAGATCCATACATGAAAAGTTTAACAAAAAAATGAATGAATCACCTTTCGGAAATCCACTTATTGGCAATATACCTCCTGGAATGCCAGGTGGTCGACCCGTCACTATAAAAGAATTGATTGCAGATTATGTGATTTTCCGTAAAGAAGAAGAATACAGCAGGAATATGGAAGACACAAAAGATGCTCAAATGCAAATAAAATCATTAGAGCAACAAATAAAAAAAATGAAAGGTAATACATTTTTTGAAATGGTGGAGGAATTAGCAAGGTTGGTTCTTTACTATGAAGAATATGCTGGACCCCAAGAATCAAGAGAGATAGAACAACAAATACGTCAGATGGCTCCACAATTAGGCATATCGGCAAATGATTATATTTAATAAACGATTATTAACTAATAGCCAATTAAGAACTATACAGAGAGAATCATCCGATTCTCTTTTTTTATTTTGCAATGTCATATTATTTTCGTATATTAGTATTGATAAAACAATATATGGAATTGGTTACAATGAATAAAAAATATCAAAGACTTTTACAAGAAATAGAAACAGAAAAGGCTGAACAAGGAAACCTACATCGTGATAGTAAGGTTTTGATTGTTGATGGGATGAATTTATTTATACGCACCTTTTCTGCCATTCCCACATTAAACGAAGATGGTGTTCATGTTGGTGGTCTTTCTGGCTTCTTAAAGTCTCTTGGAGCAACAATCCGTATGGTTAATCCCACGCGGGTTGTTGTGGTCTTTGATGGTAAGGGTGGTTCACAAAGAAGAAAAGAAATTTATTCAAACTATAAGGAAGGTAGGGCAATCAAATCAAGGTTAAACCGTGTAGTAGGATTTGAGGATATTGATGATGAGCAATCATCTATCAAATATCAACTGTTTCGTGTTTTTTCATTCCTACAAAATCTGCCACTAACAATACTCTCCATTGATAAAATCGAAGCAGATGATGCGATTGCCTACCTTTCTTCTTATTTCAAAGAAAAATGTGTTATCCTATCAAACGATAGAGACTTTTTACAATTAGTCTCAGATAGGGTTGGTGTTTATTTGCCAACTAAAAAGAAAATGTATACTCCAGAAAATCTTTTGGAAGAAACTGGTATATGGTGTGAGAACTACATCATATACAAATCAATTCTTGGTGACAAGAGTGATAATGTTGCTGGTATAAAAGGTATTGGTGACAAATCAATTCTCAAACATTTCCCTATATTATCAGAAAAAAGAAAAATAAATTTGGAAATGTTCATAGAATTTTGTAAATTGTATGATAACAAATCGAAGGCAATTCAAGAACTAAAACAAAATCTGAAAGTGTTGGAAACCAATCATCGTATAATGCAACTTGAAGATGTTGATATTCCATCATCAACGAAATCTACACTTCGTAATATAGTTGATGGTGAAATTGGTGGAATAAATAAGATTGAGTTAGATAAATTGTTTGTAGAAGATAAACTACAAAATGTTTTATTGAATTGGGACGAGTGGTTGAAGAAAAATTTTACAACATTAAATTCGATTAGGAATAAGTATGCAGGATAATTTATCCCAATACGGACATACATTTCAAACAAAAGTTATTACAACACTTCTAAACGATCGGATATTTTTACAACAAGTTTCAGATATAATTGAACCAACTTACTTTGAGTCTCAGGCAAATAATTGGATTGTTGCTAAAATAATGTCCTATTATGAAAAGTATAGAACTGCACCAACTGCCGAAGTATTCAAATCAGAATTGATACAAGTTGAAGATAAAGTTTTGAAAAGCACTATTGCAGACTCACTGAAAGAAAGTGCAAAATACAAAGATAGCACAGACGCTGAATATGTTAAATTAACTACATTGGAATTTTGTAAAAATCAAAAGATGAAAGTTGCAATTATTGAGTCTGTTGATTTGCTCAAGAGTGGTAAGTATGATTTGATAAAAAAGAAAGTTGATAATGCACTTAAAGCCGGAACTGATAAAGATATTGGTCACGATTACATAATTGATGTTGCAGCTCGTTATGAAGAAGGAGCAAGAACTTGTGTATCTACTGGTTGGAATGTTGTTGATGATATTACAAATGGTGGACTTGCTGAAGGTGAACTCGGCGTTATCATTGCACCTGCCGGCGGTGGTAAATCTTGGGGATTGGTTAGTCTTGCTGCTAATGCAGTGAAAGCTGGAAAGAGAGTTATTTATTACACACTTGAACTCAATCAGTTCTATGTTGCTCGCAGATTTGATGCATTCTTTACAAAGATTGCTTTTCAAAATCTTGGTGAAGAACATGCACAGGAAAAAATTCGTGATACAATGGAAACTATCAAGGGTGACCTGATTGTAAAGTATTACCCAACTAAAACTGCAAGTATAACAACCGTGTCATCACATATAGAAAAATGTATTAGTCAAGGTAAAAAACCCGATTTGGTTATTGTTGATTATGCAGATTTGCTTAGACCGTCAAAAGCTGGTGATAAACGATTAGAGTTGAATGATATTTATGAGGATCTTCGTGGTATCGGTGGAACTTATGGAATACCCATTTGGACTGCATCACAGGCGAATCGTTCTGCTCTTGAAGATGATGTTATCGAAGGTGGTAAAGTTTCAGAATCATACAACAAGATTATGATTGCAGATTTCATTATGTCTCTTTCGAGAAAACTGAATGACAAAGTTGGTGGAACGGGCAGATGGCATATTATCAAAAATCGTTTTGGTCCAGATGGTATGACATTCCCAAGTAAAATAAATACAATGACCGGTCATATTGAGATATATGAACCATCATCAGACATGGGACAAAGTGTTACAACTTCCATGAAAGGTGAAGTGAATGTTAAGAAGGCACTCTCACAAAAATTCAAAGAATTAGAAGGATTTTAGTGGAAAAATAATTTTTGAAAAAACCTACTTTTTTTATTTCAAACCGTATACTTATTCGTATATGGTTTTAATTTACACCTAAAAAACAAAGTTTTCAATAAAAAAATCAATGGAGAAATAAATGGACATTAGCAATCGCATCTTGTCTGAAATTACTGTTTATATGAAATATGCTCGTTTCATTCCAGAAAAAAATCGTAGGGAAACATGGGAAGAATTGGTAACTAGAAACAAAGAAATGCACCAAAGAAAATACCCGCAATTAAAAGACGATATTGAAAATGTCTATAAATTTGTGTATGATAAAAAAGTTTTACCATCAATGCGTTCATTGCAGTTTGGTGGTAAACCAATAGAGATTTCTCCTAACAGAATTTACAACTGTGCTTATTTGCCGATTGATGACTGGCGTGCATTTGGTGAAGTGATGTTTCTTCTTCTTGGTGGAACTGGTGTTGGTTATTCTGTTCAGAAACATCATGTTGAAGAACTACCTGCAATCCACAGACCAAAGAGTAAAGAAAGAAGATTTCTTATTAGTGATTCAATCGAAGGTTGGGCAGATGCAGTTAAGGCATTGATGAAGTCATACTTTACAGGTGGTTCATCTATTCGTTTTGATTATTCAGATATTCGCCATAAAGGTGCTCGTCTGATTACAAGTGGTGGTAAGGCACCAGGTCCGGAACCACTTCGTATCTGTATTGAGAAGATTCGGGCAATACTTGATTTGAAACAAGATGGTGAACAACTTTCATCTATTGAAGTTCACGATATTGTTTGTCATATTGCAGATGCAGTTCTTGCAGGTGGTATTCGCCGTGCCGCTCTTATTTCTCTTTTCTCTGCTGATGATGACGATATGATTTCATGTAAGTTTGGAAATTGGTGGGAACTCAATCCTCAAAGAGGCAGAGCTAATAATTCTGCCGTTCTTCTCCGTAGTAAAGTAACCGAAGAATTTTTCAAATCACTTTGGAAGAAAATAGAATTATCCAATGCAGGTGAACCTGGTATTTACTTTTCAAACGATAAAGATTGGGGAACAAATCCTTGTTGTGAGATTGCACTTAGACCATTCCAGTTCTGTAATCTTTGTGAAGTAAATGTTTCTGATGTAGACGGTCAAGAAGATTTGGATTCAAGAGTTCGTGCCGCTTCTTTCATCGGAACTTTACAAGCCGGATATACAGACTTCCATTATCTTCGCCCAATATGGCAAAGAACAACCGAAAAGGATGCACTTCTAGGTGTTGGTATGACTGGCATTGGTTCCGGTAAAGTTCAGAAGTTGGACCTGAAGGCATCTGCTAAAGTTTCTCGTGAAGAAAATGAAAGAATTGCCGGTATCATTGGTATCAACCGCAGTGCAAGAACAACAACAATTAAACCTGCTGGAACATCATCATTGACATTGGGTTGTTCATCCGGCATTCATGCATGGCACAATGATTTCTATTTACGCCGTGTTCGTGTTGGTAAGAATGAGGCAATTTATTCATATCTTGCAATCAATCATCCAGAATTGATAGAGGATGAATTTTTCCGTCCACATGATACCGCAGTTATCGGTGTTCCACAAAAGGCACCAGAGGGTGCTATTATGAGAACTGAATCACCATTGCAGTTGTTGGAAAGGGTAAAGTGGTTTAATAATAATTGGATCAAACCTGGACACAGAACCGGTATGAATACACATAACATTTCTGCAACAGTTTCTATCCGTGAACACGAATGGGATGCAGTTGGTAATTGGATGTGGGAAAATAAGGAATCATACAATGGACTTTCTGTTCTTAACTATGATGGGGGCAGTTATACCCAAGCTCCTTTTGAGGACATCACCGAAGAAAAATATAATCAGTTGATGGAAACTTTGAAGGATGTTGATTTGTCAAACATAGTGGAAATGGATGACAATACAGACTTATCAGGTGAACTTGCTTGTGCCGGTGGTGCTTGTGAGATAAAATAAAAAGAATAGTGTTATAGTTCTTTGACATAATTTAGGAGAAAAGTTATGGATATTACATCATTTTTAATGGGTATATGTGCGGTTACAGTTGTGGTGTTAATCACAGTTGTAGTTGCGGGTATGTTCAGAATTAACAGATTAGCCAAAGAACTTGATAGAACCGTAAAAGAGATTGACAGTATTAAAAGGGTTATTGATTCTAGGGTAGATTCACTTCGTTCAATTCTTGAAAAGGAAGACTTAAATCTTCATCAAAGGATTGATAATATGTTTCCACACATTGAAAGTCAAGACAGAGACTTACATCAAAGAATTGACGAATTGAGTAGACAATTTACAAATAACAAATAATTATTATTAACACGGTTGAAGAACTATAACACTTATTATTTTTGAAAAACATGATTAAATTAAAAGATATATTATTAGAAGGTGGAAATTTATTTGCAGATGCAGTTGGTATAAAACAAAGTGAAGTTATGCCAACAGTTAAGAAAATAGAAACTGATGTTTTGAAACCATTGGGATTGATTGGGTTTGGAACCGATTGTTTTATATTAGGAAGTGCAGGGAAAAAACCTGCTGATCAATTATCTGGTGATTTGGATATTGGTATTTCTATGGATCAAATTGCTTCTGCAAACAGTTTGAAGTTAAGTGATGTACTTAATTGGGTGTCAGATAAATTAAATGTCATGGGATATGAAACTCAACCACTACGGGGGTTTTCACAAATATCTATACCATACGAGATAGTCGGTAGAAATACAGGTGAACCCGTTCAAGTAGATTTTATGTTATCTAATAATTTGAATTGGACACAATTTGTTTATTCATCTCCCGATTATTCAAAGGGTGAATCAAAATATAAATCTGCATATAGAAACTTTTTATTGGGTGCAGTTGTTGCTGCATTTGATTACAAAGTATTGAAGAAAACAGATAAAGATGTTCCGATTGAAATTCAAAAATATGTAATGAGACATGATAAAGGAATTTTCAATCTGATAAAAAATTATTCTGGCAAAGGCGGTGGCGTAATTAAGTCCGGAAAAACAATAGCCGGAAGTGAAAGTTTTTTAACACAGACGCCGGAAGAAATGGTGAATTTCTTTTTAGGTGATCAATATAGTCCTACGGATATTTCATCATTTGAAAAACTACATGATGTTGTTTTTAACAAACCAAGTAAAGTTTCAGGAATGAGAGAACTAATCCGTAAGTTTTTTATTCAAAATATAACCGATGCAAAATTACCGATACCGGAAATTGTATAGGTTATCAAAGGAGGTTTTATGTCAAAGCAAGAAATTTATGCACAACTGACAAATCTATTCAATGAGTTTACAGTTGCACATAATTCAACAAAGAAGAAAGATGCAGCGGCTGCTCGTAAGGCGGCAAGTGCAATCAAAAAGTTGATTACACCATATAATCAGGCATCTGTTGCCGAGGCAAAAGAAGCAAAATCTTAAAATTGGGTGATGGAAACATCACCCTTTTTTATTTATCCCATATTTATATTTACAATAGTATTTTTCACACAAAGGTAATTACATGGGATGGCGTAATGTCAAGAGGAAGTGTAAGAAAATACAAAGATGTGCTGGCAAAAGTATGTTTAATACTTGGGACTTTTTTCAATCCGCTTGGATTCGATGCGGCTTTTGCTTTAGTGACAAAACTTACAGAGAGTTACATTGTTACCGATATTATATTCTACTCGGTGGCGCTGTTCTTTTTTGGACTTTATTTTTTATTATCCCGTAAATAATCGGAGGAAACGATGAGTATTTCATCTAGAAAACAACTTTTACAAGAAGCAGGAAAAGTATTGAAAATGATTCGTGAGGTAGACGAAGGATTGGATAAAAAAGTAAAAACTGCACTTAAAAAGATTGAGACTGCAATAGAAGAAAAAGGTGATAAAACACAGGCACTTATAGAATTGGCAAAACTTGTTGGTGAAAAAAAATGTGTTAATAAATTGGAAGCTATTAAAGAAATCGAAAAGGCAGAAGAAGGTACTCCATATTTCATTGAACAATATAA